TACTACTGCTGGACTTAATACTACTACTCTCTCAGTAGATGATTTTTTCGATGCTATCTTTGAGCTCGAGCAAGCTGGATTCGGTACTGGTACTGCTGGTGGTGCACCAGGTCCTTATGCATGTGTACTTGCGCCCAAAGCTCTTACAGAGCTACAAGATTCACTTCGTAATGAGACTGGTAATGCAATCAGCCGTATGCAATCCTCAATGGATATGCTTGCAGCAAAAGGAGAAAACTACAAAGGACAATTGTTCGGTGTAGATGTATACTCTTCAGCACTTGTAAAGCAAAATGCTTCTTCTGGTTATGATAACTACATGATTTCACCTATGGCACTCGGATTTGTTGACGGTATACCTATGGGTGTACGTGGTGCATCTGATCTTATGGAGATGGGTAAAGTCGTTGTAGAGTTCGACCGCCATCCAATGAAGAGCAGCACTTATGTAGTAGGACATGCTTATCTCGGTATCTCTATCATAGAAGATTCACGAGGTGTAAAACTACTCTCAGCACGCTAAAATAGACTGTTTTGTGGGGGACTGCACTACCTGTAGTCTCCAGAGCAGTCTCCCACCCTATAATTTATGGAGACTACAATGAATTATGATGACATGGCTCAGCCTTGGTCGACCCAAGCTACAGCCCAAACAAGACTACCACTTAAAAGCAATGCTAGATATTTCCTAGCCCACAATCCAGAAAACTGGGAGCTTCGATTGTTCGAGACCACCACCAGCACAGATGATAGCAGAAAGAGAAAGCAGGTGCCTGTATTGTTACCTATGCTCTCATCTATTCCAGAAGTAGCAGGTGTGAATGGTACAAAGCAAGTAGGGAAGCATATAGACAGTGGATTGATGCGTACACAATTGCAGGACCATGGCTGGACAATACTCGATGCAGGTAAACATGATTACATGCGCATATATCCAGCTCAAAAAGGTAACTACCACACCAGCAAGTGGATCAGCTTTGAGAAGGTAGGCAGAAGAGTTATACAAAAGTTTGATGCAGATGGATTTGATCAGTGGAGACTGGAGCTTATGCAGAAAGGTGCTATTACTCCACCACATCCAGAGATAGCAGCTCTTAAACTGATCAAGATGGACAGAGCAATGAGCAGACTAGAAAGAGACCAGCATATACCAGAAGTCTCTGCTAGACTGAAAAGTAAACAAGCTCAATATAAGCAGATAAAAGCAGCCATCCAGAGAGTAGAGGATAAAGGAGTACATGCTTATGCCATCTGAAGATAAAAAACGAGAAGCCTTAAACAGAGTAGCATCTAGACTACTTGAGCATAGTAAAGGCACAATGACACACGAACAAGCAAAAAAAATAGTAGTCTCTCATATAAACAGAGCTGCACAAAAACGAGGACAGTAACATGGCTTTTTCAGACTCAGCACAATTTAAAATCCCCAGACATATCGTACAGCCTGGTGGAGTAAATATTGAGACCATTACAGCAGACAAAGATTTAAACTATAAAGATGCTCAGTATCAAGTCATCACAAATAATAAAGGCTCATCTGCTACTATCAAAGTGCCAGCCAAGAAAGATGGTGTATGGTTTTGGTTTAAAAATGATGCTGCCAGTGGTCACTCTTTTGTTTTACAAGATGCTGATGGTAATCCTATCATTGGTGGAGCTGGACTGGCAGCAGGTAAAGCAGCTCTATTAGTTTGTAATGGCTCAGCTTGGGCTGTAGTATTCCAGCAGGCATAATAGATGTCTTCATCCACCCCTTACGCAGCACAGATCAGAACAGTAGAGTTACTGGAACGTGGTAAAGCTCAGACCACAGAGATAAAGATTTATCGCTCTGGCTCTCAGCTCATACCCACAGCAGCTACCTATACTCTCATAAAACCTACTGGGTCTGATTTATTGACAGGTGTTACTGCCAGCATTGATGGTAATGGCACTGTGTCCTATGCCCACACAGCAGAGCAGCTCGCTAACACTGAGCAGCTTGGTGAAGGCTATGTACAGGAGTGGACACTTACGATTGATGGAGACGAGTATCTTTTCAGAAGGATGGCAGCTCTGGTACGCAGAAGATTATATCCTGTAGTTTCAGACATAGACTTGACTGCTACTTATTCTGATCTTGATAACTTGAGACCCAGCACACTTACATCTTATCAGCAATACATAGATGATGCTTGGTACCAGATACTCAGACGCATCCGTAATAAGGGAATGGGTTACGAGTATCTGATGATGTCTCCAGAATCATTTTTTGAGGCTCATAGGCATCTGTCTCTATATCTTATCTTTCGTGATTTCCACAGCTCATTAGGACAGAGTAATGGCAGGTATCTAGACTTAGCCAATGAGCATTACAGACTCTATAGAGATGAGTTTGATGCTATAAACTTTGTCTATGATGTGGACCATGATGGAGATGCAGACGACCCCAATAAACGTACCAGAGGACAGCCCACTATTTATCTCACTAGACCAGGTGATTATTATTACCGTCGTAGGAGATACTGATGGCTGTATCTGTTAAAGAAGTACACAGAGCGATAGCTGGCAGGATTGATAATCTAACTGGATACAGAGAGGTTAGGATGCTGCCTCAGTATTTTGGCAGGACACAAAATACACTGGCTCATCTTGGCTTTGCTGTGGACATTGTTACCAGCAATGCAGCTCCAGAGAGACAGAGACGAGCTGTGGGTGCCATGCTGGAGAGCTTGGTAAGAGTAAAGATTGCATACAGGATTAGACCACACGATGTAGTCTTAGACTATGGCAATGCTCTGGACAAAGAGCAGGAAGTAATAGCAGCTCTTATGGACCCTAACTGGGGAAAAGGCATAGAGTGCAGACTGGAGAGCATTACACGTAATAGTCCAGATTCACAAGAGTATTTATTATCAGAGATAGCATTCTCTGTATTTCACACAATTAATATTTCATAGGAGAGCATAATGGCTTATTCAACAGTACCCAAAATGAGACGAGATGGTAAAATCGTTCTTCTCGATTCGACCACACCTACACCAGTTAGTTTAGAGGTAGCCTTTGAAGAGGGTACACTGGCTTTTACTCCCACAAAACCAGCTCAAGTAATCATCAGAGACAGACATGCAATTACCAATGTAAGACGTGGTGATGAAGAGCCTATTGCATCTGGTAGCTTCTCTCTATATCTCAGAGAGTTTACAGACTCTGCCCAAGCTGGTAGTGTTCTAGATTTTGTAAACCAGACAGGATTTTACAGCTCTAATGTATCCACTGGTGCATCTGGCACTCCACAGATAGAAGAGTACTGCATCAATATAGAGTACACAGTAGAAGGTACAGACTTAGGTGATGATGCAGACCATGTAGCTACTCTCACTAAATGTATTTGTGATGTAGCCTTCTCAGAAGGAGACCCCAGCACACTTACTATAAACTTTGTCTCTTTTGGCACTGTTACTTACACTGGACCTTCCTAGTAAATAACATCTGGAGACTACAATGTATTTACAGTTAGGTAAATGGGGGAAAGTGCCAGCACGAGTACCCAATCTCGCTACATGCTATGAGTTTACAGTAAGCTGGACATCTGCCACAGATGACATAGCATTATTATCTCGTGTGTGTGCTGGTGCTATTGGAGCTGTTGCCACACAGAGACTGCCAGCATACAGACCCAGTATACATAAACCATCTGAATATGGGCATATCTGCCTAGATAAGTTACTGGCTGCTGGCATGACTATGTCTATGATACTCAAAGTGGGTACCAAGGTATTACAGCATCTTAGTAAACAGATGCCCACAGAGGACGAGGTGGAAAGGGAAGCAGATTTTTTTCCCGATCCAGAGCAGGGAAGCTAGACAGACTGGCACTGGACATTAGCCACTACTGGAGACAGCAGCCACACTGGTTTAATACTCTGTCAGCAGAGCAAAAGATACAGCTCATTGCTCATTATCGAGTATCTCATGAGACACCAAAGCAGGCAAAAGAGAGAGAAAAGAGGTATACTAGAGAGCAGATAAAACAGATGCAGAAGAAGATGGAGCAGAAGTATGGCTAAAATATTTGTGAGACATGGTAATGCTGCTCTAGATGTATCTCCAGAGCTGGACAGACTTGTAAATCAGCTACTGGATGCTTCTCCACTGATCAGACATATCATGGAGAATGAGATAGAAGAGATTTACGACGAGGCATACAGACAGTGGCCAGTGAGAGTCATACCACCAAAGAGTATAGAACAGCAGAAAGAAGCCACAGAGGCTGCTATCATGAGACGACAGGGTAAATCAGCCAA